CCCCATGATAAGAAGGCTGTTCTAATCCATTATTCAAATTTACAAAAGCAGAATTTAAAGTATTAAAATTTTTTATATTTCCTCTAGCATCAGAAACAGCTTGATGAATTTCTAATGCATCTGAATTATAATCATTGTTAGAATCTGCTTTAAAAAGATAATTTAAATATCTAGTTAATATATTAATAGGATTAAATAAAATATTAAACATTAGTTATAAGCAATTCCTGAAACTGAAATATAAAAACTTTGAGTGTTAATTAAAGTTGTGTTAGAACTATTTACTAAAATTCCCACTAAATTATTTCTATTAGAATCACAAACAAATTCTAATGGAATATCGTTCCATAAAGAATATGCCGCGTTAGAATTATTTCCAGAACTTGAAGTAGTAGGAAAATTAAGTTGTCCTATTTTTATATATCTATTAGAGTAATCCGTATTGAATAAACTACCATCCAACACATTTTGCGAAGGAGTGCTTTTATATAAATGAAGACTTCCTGTAAAGTAGCTATTGGCATTATTTGTAAATAATTGTGCATTTTTAATTTCTCCGCTTCCACCTAACGAAATAGTTAAATTATTAAAATATAAAGGAGAAGAAACAGAATTAGAAGAAGCTAAAATTGTATAAACATTATAAATAGTAGAGTTTCCACTTAAAGAAAATTCTATATTTGAAGAAAAAGAGGTAACGCCAACTTTACCAATATAATTATTTCCGTTAGCAATTGTTACATAATTATTGGTTAACGTAGCATTTACATAATTATTGGTTAACGTAGCATTTACATGATTATTGGTTAACGTAACAAAATTATTGGTTAAAGTGACAAAAGTATTGGTAGGAACCACTTTTAATGCTTGTACGTTACTTCCTAAATCTTCAGAAGCAATTACTAAAGCTTGTGCTGTTCCTGTATTTAAATAAATATTATTTGCCATATTTTTATTCTTGTTTTATTTTATTATTTATAACTATTTTAATATTGAATTCCTGCTAGAGATAAATAAAAACTTTGATTAGCATATAAAGTTGAATTTGCAGAATTATTAATTAAAACTCCTTGTATATTAGAAGAATTTGTTTCGCATTTATAAAATAACGGAATAGGAAGAATAAAAGTTTCTTCTGAATTATTTAAAGTGAATTCTATTTCTCCTATTTTATTATATCTATCTTGATAAAAACTGTTTAATAAACTGCCATCTAATGTATTAGGAATTTGAGTTTTATATAATAACAATTTTCCATTAAAATTATTATAATTAATATTAGTCATTATTTTTAATTTTCTAATTTCTCCACATCCTCCAAAATATTGATGAACATTATTAAAAACAAAGGAATTGGATGAAACATTAGAATTAGAAATTATATAATTTTTATTATAATAATTAGTGTTTCCACTTAAAGTAAATTCTATATTTGAAGAAAAAGGAATATAATTAAAATAGTATTTTTTATCAGAATTTGATAATACTGGATTAGCTAAAGTTATAGTTAAAGTTACATAATTGTTAATAGAAATTAAAGTATTAGATAATGTTACATAATTATTTGAAATTGTTAATGGATAATTATATTTTATTTTAAAACTGTGTTTACTATATACATCTTGTTCAGTGGCTAACGTATATAAAGTATTGGGAGTATATAGTAAAAAATTATTAGACATTAAAGTACAAATCCTTTAACTATAATATTTAAAGATTCATTAGGGGTTGGAGTATATCCGCTTTGGGTTATTAATGAAAAATATAATTTTCCATCGTTTGCAGTTTTAGACATTCTTTGGAGTTCATTATATTGATAAATGATAGCATTATTTCCAAGAGAAATTTGAGTAGGAAATGTATCTATAGAACCAGTTAAATTTCCTTTTAATTGACTATAAGTAGGATTAAATAATAAATAATCATTAGCAGAAAATCCTATATTAGAAGTATTAAAAAAAAGTATTTGAGGAGATAGTTTAGTAGTAGCTATTCCATTATTAGAAACAATTTCTATAGTATTAATAATAATATTTTTAGCATTTGTTCCAATTACGCCAGTAAAATCTATATTAGGAAATAATATAGAATTATTTGAATTTAATAAAGACCCTATGGAATAAGTAGAATTTGAAGAGCTTCTTATTAATTCAGTATTTAATATAAAATTTGTTACAGTAGTAGGTAACTGATTTAATGGATTAGTAGAAACAGTTGCTGTTACAGAAGAATTTGTTAAAGTTGTTAACTCTGATACAGCCAAAGAATCTATAATTCCTATATTAGACATTTTATTCTCCTATAATTAGAACTAAATTAGTATTAGCACCTAAAGAAACTATGTTGGCCCTCATATATGCCCATCCAGGAGAAATACTTAAAAATCCTGTATCGTCATTAATATTAGTATGATTAATATATCCTGCAGGAATCCAATGAGAAGCATCTAAAGAAGTTTCTATAATTACATTAGCTGCTCCATTACCAGAAACATAGGATTGAATTATTAATTGAGTTCCTGTTGCCCTTGGTAACGTTTCAGCAGATTGTGTTCCACTTTGCCCGGTATAATAGCCTTTTACATAATAATTAGTTAATAATTCAATATTATTATTTGAAGGTACTGAAAAAGTATTAGCGGAAGTTACGTTGGCAATTCCTTTATAAGATGAATAATTTCTATCAGAAGATAAATTAACTTCTATTCCTGTATATAAATTATGATCATTAACAGTTACAATATTAATATTATTATTTGTAAAAGTATAAGATGCAATTTGATAAAATTGTTTTATATATTTTATTCTTGATAAGCTCATTTTTATTATTCCTTATTGGATATAGAATATTCTAAAATTTCCAAAAAGTTTTTATCAGATTCTAAAATATAATCTATTAGCGGTTCTTTATTTTCTTCTGTTACTAAATTTAAAATATTCGTAGCACATTCATTATTAATATTTAATTCAGAATTATCGTTAAATTTAATAGTGTAATTTTCTTTAGAATTACTTATTAATGCTAAATAATTTATAAAATTTTCTCTAACATAATATAAAGAAGAATCAATTCCTTTCCCATAAGGAATTGAAATATATCTGTTCAACTCATTTATATAATAAGTTGCTACAAATTGATCTCCTCCAATATTCTTTATAGATTTTCTATGCATTATTAACATTGAAGGAGGATCTTTTGTTAAAAATCCTTCTTTATTATGATTCATTTTAATCTACTAATTTAGAAATAGTAGGTTCTATTTTTACTTTTTTAACGGTTTTAGGAATTTTAGTAACCGCCTGTTTATTAGTTACTTTTTTTGTATTTGAAATAATATCTTTAAAAGTTTTGCCTTTAGTAGCAGCAGAAGCTAAATTTTTAGATTTTTTTGTGGTATCTAATTTAGAAGCTTCTTTTTGTCCTTGAGAATATCCTTTTTTAAAATCTTTAATTCCTTTTTTAATCGTATTTTTAGTAATTTTTCCTGCAGAATTAATATTTCTCATTGCATTAGCAACCCCGACATGAATTTTCCCGGCTAAAGAGCCAATTTTGTCTGCTAATCCTTCGTCAATATCTTCTAATTGATATAAAGTAACAAAAGATTCTACTATTGTTTCTAAAGTTAATTCTGAATTATCATTATAATCATTAATATAATTTTCTAATATATTGCCGATATCATATTCATCTGCGCTTTCATTAATTCCATATACATTTAGAATTCTATTTGAAATATCATTTAAGAATTCATAACATTCGTTTTTAATTTCTTCATCTTCCCATTCGTCCCAATCATCTTCTTCCTCTTCATCATCATCATCATAAGATTCTACAACTAAAGTTTTAGAAATTTTATCTTTCATTTCGTCTAACATATTTTTAACTTTTTCTCTTAAAGATTCATATACTTCATCTTTAGTTTTTACAATATTTTCATCTAAAATTGAATTTACAATATCTTTATAACTCATTTAATTTTCTCCTATTATATTATTTTTATTATATTATTTATAATTTTATACAATTTGTTCTTCAGGATTTTCTTCATTTGAAAATTGATTTAATCCTAATTCATTGTTAATATTAATTTGTAATAAATTGTTTTGTGCATTATCTATAATATTTTTTTGTTTTTCTTTTCTAATAGTTTCATCTTCGATTTTAATTTCTTCGTCTGTCATTTTTAACACATTTTTTCTTACCCAATATTCTGAAATATATTTACCAACATATAAATCAATTGTTGATAAAGTAGCTAAACGATCTTGTAAAACTTCTGATTCTTTTAATTCTTCAAAATAATTATCTTTGACATAATCATAAATAACATAATCTTTGAAGCTTTCCCATTCTTCATCCGTACAAATTCCTTTTAATATACATTGAATTCTTAAAGCTTGATCAAATATATCTGAAAATCTATTTCTTAATCTTTGTACGAACTTAGAAAATTTTAATTCATCTCTAGTTATTTCAGAACTTCTTCCAAGACTAAATTTAACCTCTGTGTTTAATCTTGAAATAGGAACACTTAAAGATTTATATAATTTTTCTTCGAAATATTCAACCATAGACATATCATCAAATGAAGAAGTATCATTTAAAGTTGTTATTTCTGTTGTTTTGGAATCATTTCTTCGAGGAATAAAAAAATCTTCTAACATTGAAATGAACCGTCTATCATTTTGAATTTGCCCAGATTCTGCATTATACACAACTTTATTTCTAAATCTTACTTGGTAATCTTTTATTACTTGTTCTGCTTTAGCTTTTGGTAAATTTCCAACATCAATATAATAAAGTCTTCTTTGTGCTGCTCTACTAACTTTCCAAATAACACAAGCATCTTCAATCATTCTTAATTGATTGAAAGGCTTAATACAATTATGACAAACGATTCCGTTAACGACAAAATTATGGTTTTTATTTTCAACTTCTATATCATAAACTTCTTCGGTATTTTCTAAATCTTCGATTTTAATAATATTTTCCCAAGAAGGAAGTATCTTTTTAGAAATATAAATACTCCAATATTCAGAATCTTGGCTTTTATTTTTACTCCCTGCTATATGAATTCCTTTTATCTTAAAATAAGAAATTTTTCCTGAACAATATCCTAATCTAGTCCATAGTTCTTTTATATCATAAATTAATTTTTCATTGCATAAATTAATTGTAGATGCCCAAGTATCTTTATCATTTTTTCTTCTATCGCATCCATCTGCATCGTGCAATCCTTCTATAAATGCTAATTGAACCGATTTTTTAGATAAAAAAACCCATTCAGGAATTCTTTTATTTTTTGCTCCTGTTATAAATCCCATTGATTTTAATAATTCACATCCTAATGTATTATTGGTAACCCAAGATTTATATTCGCTTTTTCTACTGTTAGCATCTATTCTCGAACAATTACCAAAATATTTTTTCATTAAATTTCCATAATATTCATTTTGTTTTATATCAATACCTTCTGCAAATCCTATAGTATAAGTATTAACCCATCCATCTCCTATTAAAAATCCAAATAATCTAGAAAAATCTTCGTCTATATATTCTGGTAAAATTAATTCGTTTTGATAATGACCTTCATATTTTTCGGCCAATTTTAAATTTATAGGAAATTCTGATACTATTTGTTTAGCTAAATTTATTTCTAATGGTTGATATCCATATATAAAGGAATATATGTTATGTTTATTTTGATTATATTTTTCTGCTATTTCATATATAAATTTCTTCTTCCCTTTCATTTCATATTCAATCCATTCTTCTGGATTAGAAATTTTAGCAACAATATCCCTATTCAATATTGGAAACGGTATATTTTCTCCTATAATTTCATTTTGAACTAATTTTATTTTGTGTTTTTTAATAATAATATCTTCTGCGTTAACATATCTAATTTCATTATTTTCATCTTTAATTAAAATTGGATGATCGGGGGTGCATATTAAAGAAGAGTGTTTTGAAGAAATTTTTATTACTTTTTTATTTCCGGTTTTCCATTGATTCTTTACCTTTGTTTCTTCAAAAATATCTTTGTCAATGTTATAAGCATATATCAAATCTCCTGGAATAATATCTTTAACAAATTTCCATCCTTCTTTGGTTTTTACTCTCTGGTTACCCTCTAAACATTTGTGAAGATAACTTAAAATCATAGTCCTTTTAGCATCCATCAAACCAGAATTTACATTAATAATAGAATCAGGGGAAATTATAGTTCCAACAGGACCAAAATTATTTGTAGCAGCCCCTACCGCAGTGCTTAAATCATTATAAACATAATATTCATTAACTCCTATAACTACATCAACCCCAGTTTTAGAATCTTTGCTTTTTTTAATTTCTCTAATTTTTTTAATTTTTCTAGGATCTACATATCTTAATTCTTGTATTCCTAAATCTGGTCTTTCTTTATCAATAATTACATGATAATATAATCTTCCATCTATATAAAATCTTCTAAATATATCTTGAGCAATATTAGAAAAATTTAATAATTTGATAATATTCTTGAATTCATTTTCAATCGCCTTTTTTACTTTATCAGACTCTTCTAATTTATCTAATATAATATTAATAACCCTTCCATCCGAATCTTGTACAATAGCTTCATTAACAATATCATCAACAGCACTTTCAATTTCAGGCTGCGAAGCCATTTCTCTATATCTAATAATTAATTCCGATTCATTTTTAGCAATTCCTTCTTGATCTAAATATGTTCCATATATTCCGGGAGTAGTTGCAGAAACTGATATTGCACCATCATCGTCAGTAGGAGGAGTAAAAGCTTGAATATTAGTATCAACCTCTTTATTTTTTCCTATCTTAAATCCAAGTAAATTTTTAATTGAAAATTCAGCCATTTATAATTCTCTTAGTTATATATTTAAGTATTTATATGATATCCTTTATGATTAGAATATTTTCCATTCAACATTTGAATCATTCCAGAATAATTTAATTTATGTTCTTTACAATATTTCACCAAATCATTTATTTTTATTAAATTATTTTCAACATCATAAAATTCAAAAATTTTTTCATGTTTTATAAAATCATTACTTTTAATATTTCTATACCCTTTATGTTGAAATTGTTTTTCATTTAATACGTCTATAATTTTAGAATAACTCAATTTATTATTTTTACAAAATTTTTTAACTTCATAAAATTCCACAATATTCCCTTCAGGATTTATTAATTTTTTAATTATTTTATTTTTAGGTATGTAATCTTTATTTTCAATATTTCTATATCCTTTATGACTTTTTATCTTTCCTTTATATACCTTATACATAGCCTGTGAACATAATTCATTATCCCTACAAAATTTATTCAAATTTTTTATTGTTATAATTTTATTATTAGGATCACAGAACAAATATTCTTTTATTATATAATTTTTAGTAATTTTTTTCATATTTACAGAACTAAACAATCTCAATTTTTCATAAATTTTAGAATTTATTTTTATATTATAGTTGGCATGATTACACATTCTCCAAAATGCATGAGATAATTTTATATTATAATTTTTATTTTTAACAAATTTTATCAATAAATGGTGTACTATGAAATGCTCTTTAGGAAATAAATATACTAAATTTTCTTTTGAATTATTCCCTTTCATACATTTTGGTAATACATGATGTTTTTCTAGATAATATTCTTTTGTATTTGAATTTCTATTCTTACAATTATTTATTATAGAAACATACCATTTATAATATTTGTTTTTTGTTATATCCAATTTATTAAATATCATTTACAAGTCCAAAATAAAAAGGCTATATTGTTATATAGCCTTAAAAATAATGAAAACGTTATTATAATTATTATGAATCAGTTGTAGAAGCTGTCCAATAATTTGTTGCTAATTCTACAGTAAATTCTCCAATAGTATTCATATTAGCCCAATCTAATCCCACTTCCCCTATATTAGTTGGAAATATTGAAGTTAATTTATAAGTTTTTACAATATTACCAGTCTTTCCATATGCTTGAACAACCGCGTCTGTTACATAGCTGCTCGGGGCTAATGCACCTTGCGCACGAATATTTCCCACATGAGAATTAAGTACATTACTCCATCTTTCAAAACTGTCACGTATACTAAAATCTTCGTCCATATATACCGTAATTTGCCAATCGTTAAATACTCTGTTACCGGCAAATTTTGCTTGTCGCCCGAAATAGAAAGCCGGGGCTACCCCCATAAAGCTTCCAGGTAGCGAAGCAGCGTTACACATAAAAGTTAATTTCTGAGAACCTGTTGCAGAAGCTGCTACCGCAGGAAAATTCATAGTAACTGAAAATAAATTGGGGCGATACCCATCTTGTGCTAACTGCGATCTAAATTCTGTAATATTAAATGCCATTATTATAATCTCCTAATGATAATTATTGTTTTTATTATATTATTTATAAAAATTAAACGTTTAACTTTCATAAAGTCTTATGTTATAATGAAAATTTTGGAATAGGAAATTTACATGTACGAGATGAAACAATGGTTAGAAGAAATATTTTTTAAAAAATTTAATGATAATCATTTTAAAATGGGCTATTTTATTAAATTATATGGAAAAGATGTTTACAATAAAATTGTCGATTTAACAAATTTTTTGTCGGACAATGTTAAATTATCTGAACGAATTTATTGTATATTAAATGATATAAAAGAAATCTCTAAATGTCCTATGTGCGGAAAAATTGTTAAATTTAGAGAATTCGGAAAGGGATATAAAACTTATTGTTCTGTTAAATGTGCTTGTAATGATCAAAAAGTAAAAATTAAAAGAAAACAAACCAATATAAAAATTTTTGGAGTAGAAAATCCTTTTCAATCAGAAGAAATAAAGATAAAAATTAGAAAAACAAATGAAAAAATATACGGGACACCTAGTCCATCTCAAAACGAAAATGTTAAAAATAAAAGAAAACTCACTAATATGAAAAATTTAGGAGTAGATAATCCAGCAAAAGCCCCTATAGTAAAAGAAAAAACTAAAGAAACAAATAATAGAATATATGGAACAGATTGTTCTTTACAAAATAAAGAGGTAAAAGAAAAAATTAAAATATCTTGTAATAAAATATATGGAGTAGATAATCCAGCAAAAAGTGATTTTATTAAAAATAAAACAAAAGATTCTGTATATAATAAATATAATAATAGATATTTTAGACAGAAACATTATTCAGATGAACAATTAGAAATTATTAATAATCCAGAAAGATTAAAAGAAATTTATCAAGAACATTTAGAAAATGAAATTCCAGTAGAACAATTATCTTTAAAATATGGATTTTCTCCTACTTTATTAGGAAAACATTTCAATAAACATGGATTAATTCCCAAAAGATTTTCAGTTTCTTATCAAGAAAAAATATTAAAAATTTTTTTGGATACATTAGAAATTGATTATATTCAAAATACTAAAAGAATAATAAAAAGAAAAGAATTAGATTTTTATATTCCAGAATATAAACTAGGAATTGAAGTTAATGGAGTTTATTGGCATGATGAACATTCTAAATACGGGCCTTTCAATTTATTAAATAAACATAATTTATGCAAAGAAAAAGGGATAAAGTTATTACATTTTTGGGATATAGAGGTAGAGAATAAATTTGAAATGATAAAATCTATTATTAAAGGTCAATTACATTTAAATGAAAATATAGAATCTACACTATGTAAAATAATAGAAGTAGACTTCAACCTCTCATATGGATTTTATGAAAACAACCATATTTTAGGAGGTATTTATTGTGATTATAATTATGGATTGTATTATGAAGATAAATTGGTATCTTGTATAGGAATTAATAAAGTAGAAGAAGGATATGAAATAGTTAGAGATTGTACTAAAATTGGATATAACGTTACAAGAAGATTAGAAAAATTATTAAGTCATATTAAAAATATTCATAAAGATTCTCCTATCTATTTAATTCTTGATAAAAGATTGTGTCAAATAGAAGATTATATTTATAATACATTTCAATTATTTCAAGAAACTCTTCCTAATTTTTATTGTTATTCTGGAAATAAATTATTTGAGAAAAATGTTGAAGTGGAAGGAAATAGAAGAGTATTTGATTGTGGAGAGTATATTTTAAAATATAAAGAATAGATAATGGAAATTACTAAAGAATTATTAAAATATTTATTTGAATTAGATGAAACAATTCCGCAAAAGTTGAGATGGAAAAATAGATTAAGAAGAGAATCTAATATAAAAATAGGAATGCCAGCCGGAGTACTATTAAAAAACGGAAAATATAAAATTAAATTAGAAGGAAAATATTATTATGATGAAGATTTTGTTAATATATTATTAAAAAATTCTTCATCATTAATAATAATGGAATAATAATGATATTAAATAAAAATATTATGATTAATATAACAGCAAGAAATATAACTAAAATTTCTGAATATTATAAAGATGAAAATATAATCATAAATTCTGAATTTCAAATTAATCAATTAATGTTATTTGAATTATTTAAAGGTTCTAAATTCAAATTAGACTGTAAAGGTGATAATTGTAATAAAGAATACAAACAACATATTTATAGATTACATAATTTTATAGATAGGCAATTATATTGCGGAAAACGCTTACTAAATTTTGCACAAGAAAAAATGAAAATTACTTGTCAATCAAAAGAACATAGGCAAAAGAAAAGTGAAATAATGACTAATTTTTATAAAACTGATTATGGAAAACAATTAAAATTTGAAGTTGGAAAGAAACGATCTGAATATTTAAAAAGCAGACCAGATTTATTAGAAAAATACACTTTGCACTTATCTCATAAATACGGCAAAGAACATCATAATTATAATCCTAATAAAACAGAATACAAAAAAATATATGTACGAAGTTAGAAAATTAACAGAAGAAAATTATAAAGAATATAAAAATATTATTAATCCAAACAACTTTAATAGAACATTAAATGGAGTTGAAGGAGGTTATCAATTAGATCATATAATATCTATTAAAACAGGATTTTTAAATAATATTCCTCCAGAAGAAATAGCAGATATTAATAATTTACAAATAATATCCTGGAAAGAAAATAGAAAAAAATGGTAAAAGAAAAGGGGCATAAAGCCCCTTAATAATTATTAAAGATAATATTATTAAAATTGTCCAATAACAGTATTGAAATCGACCGAGCTTTTCACAGCCACAAAATTTAATAATATATAATTGATGCTTTTCGCAGGCTTTATGTATATATCACCTACAAATTGATTAGAATCAATTACAACCCCGGTATTATTACTTTCGTCACAAACAACTTTAAAATCGTATATACCTCTACCAGCTTTTACTTCTCTTAAAAATGGTTCTACTAATGATACGAATTGGCTTCTGGTAAATTGGTCATTGAATTCGAATAATGAATATTTTGCGGCTTTAGAAATTGCTTTTTCTAAAACGATAAATAATCTTCTTACGTTAATTCTATCAAAAGCCGAAGGTTTTGCTTGTAAAGTTTTATCTCCAAATAATACCGGCCCTTCTCCTTTAAAAGATACTACTGGATTTACTCCATTAACATATAATAAATCTCTATAAGTTTGAGTAGGACTCCAAGCTAATTTAACAATATTTTTAATTTGTCCTCTATTAAATCCTGCTGGGGAATACCAAGGAGCATTTGTTAAATCTGTTCTTGCACAAAGCCCTGCTAAATCTGCATTTAAAGGAATCCAACGATATAGATTATTATACTTATCAAATTGATATTTCCATCCAGAATCTACAACAGCATAAGAAGAACTTCTATTTAATGCCGCTAAATAATTGTTAACAATATTAGTAGCTTCTTGTCCACTTTGTGCTACAACATCTCCTTGTCTTGGAGATAAAAATACTACAGAATCTTTTCTTCCTTGAATACCATTAATATTAGAATCTACTAAATTATCAATTAAATATTGTTGAGTATTAGCATCAGAATTTCCTGTTAATACTAATGAAATATCATAGGTATCTTTATCTTTAAATAAATCCCAGTTAGTAAATAAATTAGAATTAGTAGGAACTTCGTCTTTACCTCCGGCTAAAGTATATTCAAAAATTGAAGATGGATTTGCGAAAGTTTTATTAAACGATTCTGTTCCCCAAGTACTTGAAGTGTTTGCATAATCTACAGGGTCCATTGCATAAATATATTGAGAATCATGGAAAATTTTTTGCTTATAATAAGAAGAAGTTCCATCAATCCCTACCGCATCAGAAGCTTTTGATAAATAGGCAAATTTTTCAATAACAGTATTTGCAGTACCAGAAATTTTACCAGTAGTATCTACTACTACTAAATGTAATTCATCGTTTGCACCTCCTCTATCAGAAACATAAGTAGAAGTTCCTGGAGGATTATCAAAATACTTATTATAAGCCCAAGTTGAGAAATTGTTATAATTAGCACATACAGAAACTTTTAAAATATCTCCTAATTTTCCAGGGTATCTTGCAACAAATGATCCGTAAGCATTTGCAGTAGTTGCATAAAGATAAGTATTTTCAAAAGCAGTTTCATTTTTAATTAAAATAGTAGTAGCATTTGCATGAGTGTTTGCCATACTATTTCTAGCATTTGCTCCACAAGCTCTTGAAACATACAAAGCATTAGTATATGCTAAGAAATTTGTTGCAGTATAAAAAGAAATATAAGAGTTTGAATCCGGTTTACCATATGTATTTACATAAGTAGTTTCAGTATCAATTAATCTAATATCTTCTACAGGCCCCCATACAGCAGTTGGTACATATGCCCCTATCGAGGTAGCAACTCCAGGAATAATTAACGTAAGATCTATTTCGCGAACAGTTACTCCAGGTGATAAAGCGTTAAATAAAGCCATATATTTTCTCCATTTTTATTGTTATTTATTATTTATTTAAATATTTATAAAAAATGGAATTTATGACTTTATTTTATACATTGTTGACAAGTATAAATTTGTTTTTTTAATACTGGCATAGATTTAGATTCAAAATTGTAATAAGGAGGTTTATTTTTCCAAATTTCTTTTTGATATAAATTTATTTGTTTTCGTACTTTAGGAAGTTGTGAATTATGGAATATTCCATATTTTTTCTCATTTTAGCAATTCTATTGATTTTCATTTTTTCTTGAATTTCTGGAACCGAAGAATTATTTTTTTAGAATTGATAAAGAAAGAATTAGGAACTATATGAAGAGATTTTATGTAACCCAATAAATTAATAGTTTTAAAATTTGATCTTAACAAAGCAGAGGAATAAATGTTGATATACTATTTAATATATTTGTTGGAATGAGATAAAGATTTAATTAATAAATTTCTTATTATAATTTAAAATTATATTTCCGCAATCGTAAATTTTTTTACTATTATTAACTGAATAAGAATATAAATTTTTACCTTTATAAAATAAAAGATTAGGAGGAGTTTCTTTTATTATTTTAAATCCTTTTTCTTCATATTCTATTATATTGAATAATCTTTTATCTAATTTTATAACAAAATCTTTATTATAATTTAATAACTTATCTAATCTTCCTAATACTTTATAACCAATTTTAGTACAATCCCTAATTATCTCATATCCTTCCTCAACTTTATTAATTCCTATACAATATAATAATTCTTCTTCATAATATAATCCATAATTATAATCACAAGAAATCCCTCCTAAAATATGATTATTTTCATAAAATTTGTATGATTCTTCTTGAGAAATTTCTTTTATACAATCATTTACTTTTATTTCTTGATTTAATTCCAAATTATCTTTAATAATAGATTTAATAATTTCAAATTTGTTTTCTATTTCTATTTCCCAGAAATTAAGTAATTTAATATTTTTTTCTTTACATAAATTATATTTATCAAGTAAATTATATTTTCCAAGTTTAGAATGTTCATCATGCCAATAAAATCCATTAATTTCAATTCCTAATTTATAATCTGGAATATAGAAATCAAGTTCTTTTCCATTAAGAATTTTTCTGTCGTTTTGAATATAATCAATGTTTAATTCATCAAGAAATAACTTTATTAATTTTTCTTGATAAGATTTAGAAAATCTTTTTATTTTAAAATTATTTTTGATGAATAATTTTCCTAATAGTGAACTAGAAAATCCGTATTTTAATGATAATATATTAACTGGAATCTTTTCATTGATATGTTCTTGATATATCTTTTTTAATTTATCAAGATTATTAACTATCTCTAATTGTTCTAACGTATAATGTTTTTGAGAAATATATTCGGTTCCATGTTTTTGTTTATTTGTTTTCTTGACTTGTTCTTTTATAGTAAAAGATTTTAGAGGATGTATTACATTATAATTAGAAATTAAAGTTTTTATTGCTTTATTTTTTATTATAGAATTTAAGATTGGATAGTCTGTTCCAAAAATATTATTATTTGTAATTTTAGTTTTTTCTTTAATTATTAAAGATTTTGCGGGATTATCAACCCCGTATTTTTCATAGGAAGTTTCTTTGGATTTATTTTTGAAATGTTTGGTAGAAAAGAAGTTTTCGTGACCGTATCTTTTTAAATTAGTTTGTTTAGTTTTTTCTTTAATAGAAAAATTTTGGGAAGGATGTTTTGTGTTATATATTTTTAGATTGGTTTCTTCCCGTTGAGAAAAAGAACCTTTAGCAGAACAGCTACAAGAACAATATTTTTTATAACCATTAATAAAGGAATTAAATTTTACAAAGGAATTTTTACAATAATCACATTTAGGAATTTCTTGAATATTATTTAATATACAATAAATCCTTTCAGATAATTTACAATCTTGTGATAAAAAATTTGTTAAATCTATTATTTTATAATAGATTTCTTTTCCATACAATTTAATAAAAGTTTTATCTTTTAATCTATTTTTATTATATCCATTTAAAAAAATTTCTTCTAACCAAAATTTCATTTTTTTCAAGTAAATTTCCTTTATTCAAAACTTTCATTATATCATTTTACTATAGAGTTGTTGAGTTATTCCCAAAGCGAATGCCAAGCTTCGTTGAAATCATCTTTTGAATCAAACCAAACATCGTTATCAATGATTTCATAATTAAAATTTCTTGTCATATCAACAATTCCTATAGGAACAAATTCAGATTCTTTGAATTTTAATATTTCTTCTTGAAGTTTTTTTCTAAGATTTATATCTACTAAATCAGTAAAAGCTTTTTGTTCTGATAACCAAGCAAAAATTACTAACGTTATAGCTAAATCATCATTTTTACCTTCTTCTGCAGAAAAAGTATTTTTATTTGCTACAAAGGTAGTGAGTTCAGAGATAGTTTCGAAATCGTTTATTATTAATTTATCGTTTTCAATTAAAGTTTTTAAATTAGAACATCCTATTCTTTTTGTAGAATGAGAAGTTTTAATTCCATAACTAGTTCCAGATCCTCCATAATATAAAACTGCTTGCGCTGCATGTTTATGTGTAACAGAAGTTCTAAAAACATTTTCATATTCTAGTTCATCTATTAAATTTATTGCCACATGAGGATTACAATTAGTTTCAACTAATACATAAGCATTATTATAATATTCTGCCCAAAATTTTATCTTGGCCGGGTATAATAAAGGAGATAATGAATTATTTCTAAATGTTGCAACTTGTTTATAGGGAAGCGATGATACATCTATTACAGAAAAAGCATGATAATCTTTATTAACTCCTTCTGAAACGTCTACTGTCATGCAATAAATATGTTCGTTTTGAACTATATTTTCTTGTTCATCAAACATTTCTTTAATGGGATGTTCGTATATACGAACATCATTATCAATTACTTGTAAAGGATCTTTATAAACTAAAGATATAAGTTTATTAGATTCAATTAAAGTATTAGAAGATCCTAAAAATTGACACCCAAATTCTTGATTCCAATAAGTTTCACCAAATGTATTAATAACATTTTGCTTAAATTTCTCGTCTCTTCCTGGAACTCTGTTCCAAGGAATATACAAAGATTTAAATTCGCTTTTTCCGGTCTCGGCCTCGGTCCACATTTTATAAAAATGGTTAAGCCCCTGAGGAGTGCTACTTATTAATACTTTTGTATTTTTACCAGAAGAAATAGTAGGAAATACAGAACTAAAAAATTCTTCTGCTAAATTATTGTTTATAAAGGCAAATTCATCGAGCATTATGGTATTTACAGATGATCCACGAATTGCAGATCCAGAAGTTCCGGATGCAATCACAGTGCTCAAATTTTCTAATATAATTTTTCCTTTATTCCATTCTACTACTCCTTGTTGCATATACAAAGGAAGATGTTCATACATTAATTGAAGCCTTGATAATAATTCTCTTGCCATATCTCCTTTATTAGCAAGAATGGCTACTTTATGAGAATCATTAAATAATATTAACCATAATAAATAGGCGACAGTCGTCGCAGATTTACCACTCTGCCGACCGATCATCGTAATGGATTTTGGATTGTTATGGAAATGATGGAGCATTTCCACTTGATAATCTCTTAAATCGAAAAACATCAATCCATTATCAATATTAATAATTTTTACATAGTTAAGAATAAAATAAATATAATCATTCTTACATTTTATATATTCTTCTAATTCATATTCGGTAAAATCAATTTGAACATTTGGTTTTTTTAAATTAGGATTAGATCTAAAATTAAATTTTTCGGATAATGATTCATTTTTAATTTTAGTAGAATCTTTTTTATTTCTCATTTATTTTTCTTTTATTATGATTTCTTAATTTATTGAATAAAATTTTAGTATAATTTTTATTTTTTAATCTTTCTAATATTAATAATAATTTATGATAATTTGCGTTTTTAAAAGTTTCTGTCCATCCGAATTCGGAAATTTGTTCTTCTGGAGAAATAATATTATTATAAAATTTTCTTTTTAATATTTGTTCAATTTGGAAGCAATGAGAAACTGTACTTTTATATTCTAATAAAATATTAAAATCTTTTGTTTTATATCTTTTATATAATGAGTTAGTAGTTATTCCTATTTTTAATTTGTTATTCCCTATATCTAATATATAAAACTTACACTCATTGTCGTTAGGAATATTCCATAATGTTCTGAATCCCATATAATTAGATTTTCTTTTATTAATATCTTCTATTTCTTTGATAGATTTATTTTTTAGAGAGTTTTGCCAGTTTTCTTGTCGTTCTTGCCAAATTTGAACCCCTAATTCTCTACCATGTTTAGATATACATTTTTCTAAAGAAAAAGTAGACTGTCTTTTTGATAATAAAAGTTTGGCCAAGTTCTCATCGTTATTAGTTATTTTTAGCCAATATTTTAAAGTTAATTGATTATTCCCATTATTTTTTTGAGAAATTGAATTTTTGGTATATAATTCTTCTTTGTTAATTTTATCGGCATAAATAAAATTATCGCTATAAGGACTATATTTTCCTCCGTGTTTATAGGCAGGATTTTTATTCCCTTTCATTTTATCGCATAGTTTTTGAGATTTAATAGATTTCATATTATACAATTCTTTAAATTTTTTAGGATGCATATTATGAACATATTTTATATGAAGTCCTAATTCTTCTGCACGATGCCCACAAACAGGACATTCTATCCATTTATAAGAATTTTTTTCTGTATATATTTTTCTTGAATGTTCCATTGCACAAATATAACATTTTTGAAGTCTTTTATGAATTACATTATGTATTTTACATTTTACTAAATCATTATTAAAACATTTTTTACATCTTAATAAATTTTTACTGCTCAAAAAATATTCTTTGCCACAAGTTGTACAAGATTTAAAATATTTGTCAGTGTTTTTGCCTTCATAAACATCAATATATAATTTAATAATATAAAAAGATTTCACATTTAAATCGTATTTATTATTGAAATAATAATTTAATTCATAAACGAAATTATCAAAATATTTTATAAAATTTTCTTGATTGACAATTTTATTAGTAGAAAAATTATTTAATTCTAAAGCAATTTTGTATAGATAAGAATCCATCTTAACCCCATAAATTTAATAAAAATCATTCTTCTTTTATAGAAGGTTTATTATGTAAATCTTTAATTAATTGATGTAATTCATTGGTACTTCCAGTAAAAATAACAGCTTTATCAACATTAATAGCAGATTCTTCTTTTTTGGAAGATAGTTTAGCAATTTCTCTAACTTTTTTCTGAATATCTAAATATTTTTCTGTGCTTGCTAAAATTTCTTTCATTAATCCGCAAGCTACTTCATAATCTCTTGCTTTTTCAGATTGTTGGGCAATTGCTAATATTTCGTCTAAAGCTCCTTTTGACTTATCAATTATTTCATTGAAGTTATCTCTAGTTCTACAATAATCTTCATACAAATCTTTATCTAACTGTTCTATAGATAAATTTTCAGCAGATATAATTTTGGTATTATTTTCTTTAACGACTTCAGGTTCAATAATTTCTAATTCTTTAGAAGATTCTTCTGATATATTAAAAATAGAATTCATTTTTTTATCAAATTGAGTCATATTATTCCTTAATAAAATTAATGTAAATTAGGATATTCCTTAATAGTAGAATAAACAAAATAGAAAGAGTTTGCGTTTGCATATGGATAGGTAGTCCATTTAGCAGAAAGAGAAATATTTGAATTTCCGTTAAAATCAAATAATTGTAAAACTGGTTGAGAATTTGGAGCTATAGGAACTGTGACTATTGTGGCTATTAAAGTATTAGAAGGATAGATAGCTTCAATTATATATTTAGAACTCGTTTCAACCCCTTGAATAGGATGTCCTATTAAAAAGGTTCCTAATATATTTTCTAATTCTATTACGTTATTAACAGAATTAGGATTAAAATATTTAACTACCCCAGTAGCATTTGCATTATTTAAATTTAATCCTTGATAAACAGTTTCTCCATATTTAAATTTACCATATCCTCCGTCTCTTAATTTATATATTCTTTTAAGATTAGAAGATACGTCACATTCGCAAGTTCCATTTTTATCTCCTAATAAGATATTATTAATAACTGTATTAATAATTTTAGTGTCTTTATTAATTGCACCAAAAATAAATCCTTTTACAGTGAAATTTAATGTCCATATAACAGTTCTAACTTTTGAAGTATTATCTCCTTCGTAATCAATTTCAGGAACGGCTTTATTTAATAAAACTGGTAAAGATTTTACCATTCCCATTTCTGGAATAAGATTTACTTTTATAGTATAATCTGGAGTAAAATAAGGAAGAATTAATTCTAATATTTGATTGGAATCTTCAACATTTCGAGTTTCTATATAAACATTAAAGAAAAAATCATATGGAACCGGATTATATTGAGAATAAACTGAAGAGGAAGAAGAAGGATTTATAGCAAAGTTTTTAATATTAGTATTTAATTTGCGCGACGCATCATACCCAAAATCTATCATTTCATACGATATTCTAGGAAGAGTAATTTGAATTTTTTTATTTAAATCTGGATCTCCTTCCAATCTTTGAATATATTTTTCTTTGGGACCGTAAATAACAGGTACTAATACATGTTCTAATTCAGTTCCGTTAGAATTATATCTAACAAAAGTAATATTTTTAAAAAGAGAAGCAAATGCAGCTTGAATTTTTCTTATTATTTGATAATATTCTGTTACAGAAGCCAATTATAAATTCCCAAAAGTATTAGTTTCTGAAGTGTCTATAACTCCAGTTGAAATAGTATCTATTATTTGATTATCCATAGGATTTTGATATTGTTTATTATATTTATCTGATTGGTATATTTCATATTCTGTATTAGTATTCATCCCTACAATATTAGAAGTGTTAGAAAATTCCCCGTTTAAATTAATTAAAGTTAAAATTTTAGTATCTTCTTCCCAATCTGCTACTTGTCCAGTAGCAGAAGGGGCATTAACTAATCCTTGATAAACTATTTCAGAAATTTTATAATTTCCAGTTCCATTGCCCATTGTATAATTTATTGAATAAGAATCTGTCATCATTATAGAATCAATTTCATCAACTCCTGTATCAATTGTTTCATTTCCGTATTTAAATAATTCTAAGTCTAATTCATAATAATAAGGATTTTTCCTCCCTAATATAAAGAAATCTTTGGTATCATTTACAAATTTAATTTCATATAATTCTCCGTTGCCAGATAAAAAAGGGATATAAATTAAATCCCCCTCTCTAGGTCTTGTAATAATATTTTGAGGAACGTTATTTATAAAATTTCTTCTTGATATTTGTACTCTTACAGAATTTTGTATCTGCAATCCAAATTTTGTAAAAAGATCTAAATCCATCCCAGGATCAGTTGCATTACTTAAATATAATTCTACTGAATAAGCATTTTTAAATTGTTTTAATGGATCGTCTCCGTATAATTGATCATATTGCAGATTTTCATTGGGGATATAATATCCATCAAATCCTTGAATATTAATAGCTTCATGTATCAAATCTTCTATTAAAGATTCTTCTATGACATTTTTATAATTATTAAAATAAGAAGAAGTGGCCATTAATTATTTCTTTAATTCTTTTAATCTATTAATTGCAATTTTCCTTACTTCAGGGCGTTTATCATTACTTAAATGTTGTAATGTTTCTAAAGAAGTATTACGATGATTTGCAATACCTTGTCTAACTCTTGTATTAGGATCATTTCTCATTCCATGTAATGTTTCTAAAGAAGTATTACGATGATTTACAATACCTTGTCTAACTCCGTCTTCAAGATCATTTCTCATTTCATGTAAGGTTTCTGAAGAAGTATTACTATGCCACGCAATACCTCGTCTAACTTCGTCATCAGGATCGTTTCTCATTTCATGTAATGTTTCTAAAGAAGTATTACGATTCCACGCAATATCTCGTCTAACTTTTTTATCAAGATCATTTCTCATTCCATGTAATGTTTCTGAAGAAGTATTACTATTCCACGCAATACCTCGTCTAACTTCGTCATCAGGATCGTTTCTCATTTCATGTAATGTTTCTAAAGAAGTATTACCATGGCTTGCTACTAGTCGTCTAACTTCTTCATCGGGATCATTTCTCATTTCGTGCAGTTCTTCTGGAGTAGATTTTGAATTTATTTTATGAATAGTAGGTACTAATGCTTTTAATTTTGGATGAGCATTTAGTTCGTTTAAATAAACCTCGTGAAAATTTCTGTGTAAATTTCTTATTAAATTTGGATTCCTTTCTATTTCGTGGTCTGGAACGTCGTGTTCAATACTAGCATGATGAATAATTAAACTAGGATCGTTTTCATCAGGAATACTTCTATGAATTCTCATCGTGGTATTTCTCGGCAATAATAATTCTCTTTCGTTAATATATCCAGAAGGAGTTCCTATATAAGCCCCGTGATCTCTAGGAGTTAAATTAATCCTTAACATGTGCTTTTTATTATCATCTTGTCTAATAGCAAAACTATTAGCAGCTTGCTTATCAATAGAAGATGAAGTATAAGCAGGAAAATGTATTCTTTTATTTTTAACTTGTTTTCTTGGATCAAATCCCAATCCTGAAAACACAGTGACAGATTTTCCTATTGGCTTATTAGTGGCCCTGTCTAAATGATTCAAATTATAATTATGTCTACCATTATTTAATGAAAGTTGTGGATTAGTTTCTACCCCTACATGATGATGTCCTAATAACAAAGCGTTTAATTCAAAGGATTTGTCAGAATAAGCTTTTATGGCTTTTTTTTCATCTGGTCCATGGGATTCTTTTGTTAAAAGTTCCTGATGTAATTTTTCTAATTGTTCTTCGCCTTCTCCTTTTTTTTCATTAATGTTTTTTTTCTTTTGAATATCAATTTTATGTTGGCGAAGCTTTTCTATGTATTTTTTATCATGAATTACAATTCCACAAGGAATTTTATCTTTTTTTTCTTTTTCTTTTTTATGATTGTTTTCTAATAAAAAATACTGTTTGAATGTTAACATTTATAAACCCCTATATAAAAATTAAAATTATCCTATTATAAATTCCGGAGGAATAGAATAGTCTCTTATCATTTCAGATTCTAATTTTTCTATTTCAATTGCAGCAGAATCATATATTTCATCTCCATTTAAAACTATTCCTCCTGGTAAAGGAACATTTTTAAATTTTTTAATGTTCTCTCCCCATTGTCTTTTTATTAATGCAGTTGCATATCTTTTTAACCACCTATCATTCCATATATCAGGATTAGTGTCAGGGTCTAATTTTATAGTTCCTTCTGCAATTATTATAGTTCCTTCAATGGCAGGACCAGTTCCCCAAGACCAATCTATATATAATTTCTTTTCATGTCTTGCATATCTTATAGGAACTTCTCCAGTAAATAACATTTCCAATGTTCTTAAATGTTGCATTGTTAATGTGTAATTAACATATGAAGTACTAGTGAAATCAAACAGATCGTGTAGACGTAACTGATAGCGCATGTCAAATAAAGAAGATTGTACAACTTGAGAATCGTATAACGGAAATATTCTTTTAATTCCAGTAATTCCTTCTGCAACATCTAAATATTGTTGACTAATATCTTGTGCAGTTAATGCATGTTTCCAATAATATAAATTAGTTGCATCATAATGATAATCATAATAATATTGAAGAGCATCTTCAATACGATCTTCTACTTGAAAATCGTCAACATTGATTTTTGTAACCGGTTTCCCTAATCTTCTTAAACAATATTCTTTAAATTCGTTTCTATTTGATATAACCAAAATACTTATACCTATATAATTAATTTTATTAGATACAAGTATTTATAATGGTTATTTATTTCTTGTCCATTTATATTTAATTTTTCCTGCGTCATATATTCTTTGAATATTATTTAATTTTGCTAACTCAAATTCGGTTAACCCTTCTTGATAAATTAGTTTATCATCATTTTTAAATCTTATTTTTCTAAAATTGAATTTATGGTGTCTTACATTTTTATATACATATTTATAATCTGGCGGAATATAATATTCTCTTATAAATCCATTTTTTTCATATAATTTTCCTGTAAACATAGTTAAATCACAAAAAGTATAAACTTCATTTAAATTTGAATTAATTAATAATTTAGAAAATCCTCCTACCACATTAGATGAAGTAGCATAACGAGTTAATATATTTCCGTTAAATAGCATTAAAGCCATTAATTTATTATTATATTCTAATCCAATAGAATAATTAGATTTTCCATATCCTTGAATATGATTTTCTTCCATAAATTTTCTTTTTTCATTTAAAGAAATATCTGTAATAATAGAACATTTTCTTGCATAAATAGATGATAAGTTTTTATTAAAAACATTAACTAAAAATTTTCGTATTATATTAAATTTTAAATATATATCATCTTCAAATAATTGAATTAATCTTATATTCTTTTTTTCGCATAATATTCTTTTATTTTCATGATAATTTTTATTAATAAATTTTTGAGAATGATAATAAATTCCGTTAATTTCTATTGCTATATTATATTCTTCGGCGAAAATATCTATTTCAAAAGGAGGAATTATTTTTTTAGTGTTTGTGGTATATGCAATATTTAATTCATCTAAAATATCACAGACAAGTTTTTCTATAGAAGATTTGTTAGAATTTATATTTCTTTCTATATTATTTTTTATTAAAAGGTCTCTAACATATTCTTTAGAACATTTATATTTAAGAGATATAGCATCACAAGAATATTTTTCTATAGTATATAAATTAATAATTTTTTCATCTAAATTTTCAAAAAAAATTGTTCCCATTTTTTCTTTAAATCTTTGTTTTTGATATATTTTGTGTAATTTTAAATATTTTTTAATTAAATTTGTTCCGCAATTTAATTCTTTAGCAATATTAGTTAATGATAAATTTTCAATAATGTATTTTTGATACAACCATTTTTTATTTTGTAATATGAGGTGTGCTTTTTTGTTTTTTATATATTTTATATCATGTTTATTAATATATTTCCATATTGTTGTCTGGTTACAATTGTATAATTTAGATAATTCTGATATCGAATAATTTGTATTTTCTAAGAAATCTTTAGTGAAAATTTCATCTAAAGATTTCTTAGTAGAATATTTGATATTATATAAATTTAACTTATTATAAATTGTCGTTACACTACAATTTTGTTTATCTGCAATTTCTTTTAATGATAACTTATTTTTTATATTTATTAATAATTCAGATTTGGTATTATTAAATTTGCAATTATCAAAATGATATTTTAACATAGAAGGTCCACTTCCTTTAAAATTGCAATGAGGACAAGTTAGAATAATTTTTGAATTATCAGGATTTAAAGAACATTTATATTCGTGATTTTTTGTTTTAAAAGGTTCTCCGCAATATTTACAAAATTCTTTATTATTATTTTTTAAATTATGTTTTTTATAGTATGATATTATGGTATGTCTATCGCAATTATAAATTTCACACAGACGAGACACAGATAGTTCAGTAGATTCTAAAAATTCTTTAGTAAATATATTAGTATAATCTTTTTTCGTTCTATAATTTATTCCTAATTTATTAATTCTTCTTCTTATAGAAGTTTTATTTAAATTATATTTAATTGAGATTTCTTTTACTGTAAGATTGTTTTTCAATTCTTCTAATAATTGTTCGTCGGTTATTTTTAAACAGATCATATTAATTTTTGAATTATAATGATTATTAATGGGTGTTAAATTATAAAGTCTATAATAGTTGTTATGGCAATTATATTTTTCGTATAATTCTTTTATTGTTAAAACGTTATTTTTCAAACTAAAATCATATTGTAATCATTAGAATTTCTGAATGTATAAAATTGTTATATTTTTTAATAAAAAGAAATTCAAAAAATAAACAATTTTTTTTCTGAAATTAAATTTGAATTAGATTGGAAGATAATTTAAAAAATAAAATTTTCTTTTTTATATTTTTTAATTGCCCTAACGAATATATTATTTTCATAATTTTATTAACAATATAAAGATGGCCTTTTAACCATCTATTAATAGGATTTGGTTTATTAGTTTTTCCTATATAAACTTTATTATTAATAGTGTTTGTAATTTTATAAATTGTATAAATTTTAAGCATAAAAAATCTCCCTTTAAAGAGAGATTATAACATAATATCTCGTGAAAATCAAATTATTAAAACATATTTTTTATAATAAGTAATTCTTATTTGTCCCCTTGTACCATTTCCGCCGGATGCTGAATGGTTTCCAAAGAAGCTTGATCCGCTTAATCCTCCACCTCCTCCAGGAATTCCTCCATTTCCTCCATTGCCGGG